GAGGTAACAACGGTGACAAACCCGAGTTACCTCTTTGTGTTTACAAACGAATACAACACAACGAGCACACCCATCTTATTCACTGCTGCAGATACATCATTGTATCCTGAGCGGTACAATTTATTTAGTTTAGTAGAGCCCACTGACCTCAGCCTTGTTGTAGGCCAATACACCTATCAAATATATGAGAAGAGTGGACCATTCACCCTTCCGTTAAGCATTGCACAGACCACTGGTGTAGTCATTGAGGAGGGTAGAATGGTAGTTAGTGGACCTGCACCTTCATCAGTATACACATAGACATGGCTTGGTACGATATATTTAGTAGAAAACAAGAGCAAGGTCCTACCGTAGTGGAAGGATACCAGGCTTTTAGCACCCCATTTCTACCTGTTGGTAGAGGTAACCTAACTTTACCCTACGTCAATGGTAGATGGACTGCAGGTAACTGGGTAGACTTCGGTGAGGGTAATCTATATCCGGAGGTGCTGAATCAAATGTACTTCAGTTCACCCCTTCATGGTGCCATTGTTGACTTCAAGACCAATGCCGTTATCGGTGGAGGCTATTCCTTGGATGCTGACAAGCTAACAGCACAGGAGAAGGTGGACCTTTACACCTGGGAAAGAAAGATAAAACTCAAGCACACCGTTGAAGCGGTTACTCAGCAGTTAATTTTGCACAATAGAATATACTTCAAGCTTGTGTTCAATGAGAAAGGTAAGCTAATAAAGGTGTACAACGTCAGCCCTGAGAAAGTAAGGGTATCACGGTGCAAGAAAAAGTACTATTTAAGCAATGACTGGAGCCAAAGATTGGATGTTGTAGAGATTAAGCCCTACCACATGACCTGCAAGGATGAGGTTCAGCTTTATTGTTATGAGGTTCATTCAGTTGGGCAGGACTATTATCCGTTACCTCAATATACATCGGCATTAAACTTTGCGTTTCTAAGCGGTGAGCTGTCATACTTCGCAAAAAGTAACATTCAAAACAGCATTTTCCCATCCTTTGCTATGATGTTCCCTAAGAGGCCACAATCGGAGGAGGAAAAGCACATGATTAAAGAGACTATTGATAGGTTGAAAGGAGCACAGAACGCAGGTAAAGCGGTTGCATTCTTTGCTAATAGCCAGGATCAACTTCCAAAAATAGAAGCACTACCAACTAACGCAAATGACAAGCTATTCCATGAGGCATCTGCCCTCAATACTGAGCAGATTTGCTTTGCTCACACTATCGACCCTATTCTTATGGGTGTTAGAACCACAGGCTCCTTGGGTAGTGGCTCGGATATTAAACAGGCTTATGTGATATTTGAGAAAAACGTGGTCAAAAAAATCCGTGCACAGGTTGAGACCATCTTCAATGAGCTCCTTGGCATAGCTAAATTGCCTGCTCACTTCACTATCAATAACTACCAAATCATTGGTGATACTATTGTTGAGGTAGATGATGATACTACCCGGGTGAAAGAGGCACTAAACACCTTGAGTGAGCCATTACTCAACAAGGTCCTTGAAAAAATGACAACCAATGAGATACGAGCCTTGGCTCAATTACCTCCTATTGACGAACCAACTAACACAGCTCAGTAATGCTTTACTTCATAACTGAAAACTACCTTAAGACCAACACACCCATCACAGCCAATGTGGATGTAACGGATGTGACACCATACATAGCTACTCAGTCAGCTCTAAGGATACAGCCTATCCTTGGCACCACATTCTACAACCATCTACTGAATGCATACAATGCTCAGACCTTGACCAATGATGAGATAAACCTGGTAGAGTTTATTCAGCCGGTCATTGCATGGAGGTCTGCAGAAGATGCTGTATTCGGTTTGAGCTATCAGTTAAAAAACAAAGGACTTCAGACTCAGAATGGTGACTACTCAGCAAGCGTATCCCGTGGTGAGGTAGCATTTGGCATGGAGCACTATGCACAGAAAGCTGCTTTCTTTGAGCAGAGGCTCATACGTTGGTTGTTAGCTAACAAAAACCTATTCCCTATCTTCATATCAGCTATGAATACGGATACAGATCTACGTCCTATGTTCGCAACATGTGAGTGCATCACACCTTGGCAGTTGACTTGCACAGGGATGTGCGGTAACTTCCGTGAGAATGGGTACAATAACAGCATATTGATCCTGTGAGGCTACAGCTAACCATCCTAATTGCTGCCCTTAAAAGTAAGTGGGCTATCTACCTGAGCATGGTTAGTGCATTCTTCATGCCTATCACGGGGCTCATGTTCCTGATAGGGTTTGCCATCTTCGTTGATACCATTACAGGAGTGTGGAAGGCCAAGAAACTCAAGCAACCAATCACCTCACGCAGGCTATCTGCTGTCATTAGTAAGATGCTACTCTATGAAATTACCGTTATTTTATTCTACCTCATTGACTATTTTATTCTTAACGATATAGTATTAACCTTCTTTTCAGTGCCATTGATGCTAACTAAAATGCTATCTTTGGTACTTGTATCCATTGAGGTGGTGAGTATTAATGAAAATTACAAGGCTGTCAAGGGCATTGACCTATGGGTGAGTGCTAAGAATTTAATAACCAGAGCTAAAGAACTCAAGAACGATGCCGAGCAAATTAGACACAACAACGATATTACAGGTACGCCTATCTAATGACCAATACTTCCAAGAGGAAGCTACGAAAAAACAGATATATCTACACCATACAGCAGGCAATGGTAATGCTGTGGGGGTAGCTAAGTTCTGGAATAGCAACGATACAAGGATAGCTACTGCCTTTGTCATTGGAAACAAGGGTACAATAGTACAATGCTTCAGCTCCAAGCACTGGGCATATCACCTTGGCATAGATAATCAGGACTTTGCACCTCATGGACTTCGGTATCAAAACCTTAACAAGCTAAGTGTTGGTATTGAGGTCTGCAATTGGGGCCCATTGAAGCAGGTGAATGGTAAGTACATCAACTACGTCAAGAGTGTGGTAGATCCTTCGGAGGTTACTGTCCTGGATAAGCCCTTCAAAGGTCATGTTCTATGGCATAAGTATACGGATGAGCAGATAGAAAGCACCCGTCAGTTATTGGTGTACCTCTGCGAAACCTACAACATACCCAAGACCTATAGAAAAGAGATATTTGCCATTGATACGGAGGCCTTCAAAGGTACTCCAGGCATCTACACCCACAACAGTGTGAGGAAAGATAAGAGTGATATCTACCCATGCCCTCGAATGATAGCCATGTTACAAGCATTATGAGATACTTTTTACCCTTATTGATACTGATAGTATCCTGCTCAGCTCCTAAGAGAGCACAATACCACTACAAGCGTGCCTTAGCTAATGGGCTCAAGGTTGAGGTGGGTAGTGACACTATCCGGATAGCTACCATTGACAGCATACCTGTTATTAAGAATGACACCATAGTGTGGGAAAAATTTATTGCATATCGCGATACGGTAATACAGTACCGCACAGTGACCCTTCCAAAGACCAGGTGGCAAACAAGATTAGAATATAAGTACCTTACCAAGATAGAGAAGATTAAAGGTGATGTAATAACCAAAAAGCATGAGGTGGTGAGATATAAGGTAAGATGGTGGCCTTTTTGGTTAGGCTTAGCCATCCCCTTTGTGCTTAGGTTAGCATGGAGTGCTATACTCAGTAAACTCAACAGATGAGAAAACGCTTATTTTATGACATTGAGACCTCCTTCAATGTCGGTATATTCTGGAGGACAGGATATAACCTAACCATCAACCCGGGTGACATCATCCATGAGCGTGCTATTATCTGCATCTGCTACAAATGGGAGGGTGAGGATGATATTCACAGCCTAACATGGTCCAAGAGCCAATGTGACAAGGCAATGCTCAAGGAGTTTATAAAAGTTATGGCTCAAGCGGATGAAATTGTGGCTCACAATGGAGATAGATTTGACCTAAAATGGGTGCGTACAAGATGCTTATTTCATGGCATTGATGTTATGCCATCCGTTAAGACTATTGACACGCTCAAATGGGCTAAAAAGTACTTTAATTTTAACAGCAACAAGCTCGACTATATTGCCAAATTACTCAAGGTAGGGGCTAAGATGGATACAGGAGGCCTTGACTTGTGGAAGGATATCGTATTTCGTAAGGACCAGGAGGCCTTAAATAAGATGGTAGCCTATTGCAAGATGGATGTTGAGGTACTTGAGGCTGTATTCAATAAGCTCAACAGCTATGCAACCCCACAGCACAACTATGCAGTACAACATGGAGGGGAGAAATATGAATGTCCTGAGTGCGGTAGTACTAATTACGTATACAACAAGAAGGTAGTCACTGCAGCAGGAACCGTACACCATTGGCTAAGGTGCCGAGACTGCAATAAGCATAACAAAATCAACCATCAGGTATTCACTAAGTACCAGGAGTACATATACAGGAGAAAAAAGAATATCTCTTAGGTTAACAAATTAACCGTTTTTCACCACTTTTAAGTTAAATACTCGGATTTCTGCCGATTGCACCACCCTATTTTTACATTTCCTTATTTAGAATCATTCTAAATTTTACTAATAACTTGTTAATAACGAAACTATTTGTATATTTGTCAAGTATTAACAATTAAAACTTTTATTTATGACAACAGAAAATGTAAGAATTGAGAGAACAAAGAGCTACGGTAACTACCGAGTAACAGGCACCGTTGATGGTGTAGAGGTATCATGCATCACTACAGATAGCGAGGCATTTGACTACCTTAATGATGAAGATTATCCTGAGAAGCAAGCTGCTGCACAGGCTCATTGTGAGATGATTTTACAATTAACCTTTGAAAACCTTTAATCATGACACGAGAATTTGAAATGGAAATGATCATCCTTGACATGGAGCAAGAGCTTCGGGATGAAATGCAGGAAATGCTTGATGCATTCGGTCCACACGACAGTGGCACTAACCATGCAGCCACAAGATGGGCTGTGATTGACGAATTATTAACCCGATTAAACTTAACCCCAAATGAAAAATAAAGTACTTGACGATGTATTGGCTGCCCTTGTAGTGGTAGCTGTACCGGTAGCTATGTATCACCTCTTAATATTTATGCTATGCAGATAACTTGGATGGAATTTAAGAGCTACAACGATGTAGATGTGAGCTTCACAAGAGATACAGGTACCGAGATGCATGGTATTGTAAGGATAATGCAATTTTTTAATCGTCCTGCATTTATATTTCACCAGGATATTACCCTAGCAGATGACCATAACACAAGCTACGTGCTAACACTACCCGAGCTCAAGGCCATTGAGCAGTTAATCAATGAGGCACTCAAGCACCCTGATGGACCCAATGCTCATACTATGAAACTATTTTACGAAGATACACTATGAAAGGAAAAACACTATATGAATGTGCACGGTGGTGGAGGTCTCAGTCCTTTACCCATGACATAGGAGGTAGCTTTAACATTGAGCTATATTACGAATACTTAAAATGCAAATCAAAATGTTCAGACTTCAATACTACATCCACACCCAACTCATCAGAGAATGGGTGTTTAACAGCAGAGGACTCTGCAAGTGGAAACAGAAAGAGCTCCTGCTTTCAGGGGATTGTCAAATGGGTAACTTCAAAATTGTCAAGGCATGAATAAGGAGCAGTTAATTAGAATACTTTATCCTACTGTACCAAGCAGGGCACTATGTGACTACCTTGGATACACCACCTCACAGCTCTACAATAGAGTGTTTAACATGGGGATAAAGAAAAACTCACGTATCAAGTACCTGCAGAATAAAAAACTATCCCTCAAAGCAGGTACTAAGAGCAGATGGCAACCTGGTCACGTACCTCACAACAAGGGTAAAAAGATGAGCAGTGAGCTCTATGCTAAGGTGGAAGGTACCATGTACAAACCTGGTAACAAGCCCTTCAACACCAGGGAGCCTAATGCAACAAGTATACGGTATGACAAGACAGGAAGGCCCTACTCATACACTAAGGTAAAGGATAGCCTGTGGGTGCTCACTCATCGGTTGATATGGGAGTCAATATACGGACCAATACCCAAGGGTCATGTGGTTAGATTTAAGGATGGAAATAACCTCAACCTTGACATTGAGAACCTTGAGTGCATCCCAATGCGTGAGAATGCAATACGTAACAGCATCCACCGCTTCCCCGGTGAATTGCAGACTGTAATAAGATTAAAGAGTAAATTAAATAAACAACTAAAACAAAAACAAAATGGCAAGAAACGGAATGAATGATCTAAGAGACCACCTCTTTGCAGCACTCGAAAGATTAAATGATGATGAATTAACACCTGAGCAATTGTCTACTGAGGTAGAAAAGGCACAGGCAATATCTAACCTGTCAAACTCTATAATTAACAGCGCTAAGGCTGAGGTTGATTTCATGAAAGCTACCGGAATGATAGCTACCACATCGAACCTATTCAAAGGAGTTAATGACCCTAAAAGACTTGGAGATGCTACTAATTGATGAAATATACCACCTTTCAAAGGTGCAGAATGATGACATTGTTAACATCATTGAATTATTCAACCTTCGCAAGAGGTGCCGCAAACAGGAGTATGTATACAAGAGGTACTTCTTAGCTCAGTACCTGGTACGCAGGAGGCACATGACAGTGCAGATGGCAGGATACTACCTCAACATTGACCACAGCACGGTAAGCTATGGCATTAAGATGCATGACTTGTGGTGGAAATGGAATGATCACAAGTACCTTGCAGCCATTAACCCCATCCCAAAGATGCTGAGCGTGACAACCTATGACAACCCCGTGACAACTTACACGGTAAAATACAACGAGGTTGACACGGAGAATGTGGAGGTAACCATCAATGGAAATTTCCCTCCAAAGTTATTAACCAGTTTCGAGAAACCCTTGACAGGTAAGCAATTAAGCGAGATATTTGCCATGTCATAGGATAAGGGTTAATACGTTAGGGGGCTTCGGCTCCCTTTCTTTTTGCCTCTGCGTGACGACGTGACAACCCATTTGCATATGAGCCATATATTTAATATGAGTATATTCACCCCCAAAAAAGTTGGTTTTGAGTTGTCACGTTGTCACGGAAATAGAAGAAACCCAATACTGAAGGGGCTTATAGGCGTGACAACTACCCCCTTTGAGTTGTCACGGAGTTGTCACGGTTGTCACGGAGTTGTCACGAAATAAAAAACTTTAATATATTTGTAACCATGTATAACCCTTATATATCAATTTTCAAAAGTCTCTACAATAGCAAAGAGACACCCTTCTCTATCAAGGCAATAGAGGTGCATAACAGAATACAGGTAGGCACACCTGATTTGATTGCTAAGATAAAGGCCATCCGGAAGGGTAACAATGAGCTCAAGAACACCCTCATGGCGATCATGTTCAATGGAACCTTCAGTGAGCGGAAGGATGATGGCCTTGTTGAGCACTCAGGGCTGTGCATCCTGGACTTTGACAAGTACCCCGATGCTGATACCATGGCAGCAGAACGGAAGAGGCTCATTGAGGATAAATACACCTATATGCTTTTCACCTCACCAAGTGGTAAGGGCCTCAAGGTGGTCATTAGGATACCTCAGTGTGATAAGGTAGAGCACCGGAGGAGGTTCAGCCATTATGAGCAGTACATAAAGAGTGAGTATTTTGATACCTCCAACAAGAATATCTCAAGGGTATGCTTTGAGTCCTATGACCCTGATGCCTACCTCAATGAGTTTGCAGCCATCTACACTGGCATTGTGGAGGATACAGGGTACCACCGTAGTGAATACACCCCCAAGGTGATTGTAACCAATGAGAACCGCATCATTGAGAAGGTACTCAAGTTCAACCATGGTGAATTTAAGGAAGGAAATAGGGCCAATTACATCTACAAGGTAGCCTGTTGCCTATGTGAGTACTCTATTCCCCTCACAACTGCGGAGAATACACTACTACAATATACGCAGGAAGGCTTTGGAGCTACCGAGATAACCAACACGGTCCGAAATGCATACAAGCAGGCTCAGTTTGGGCTCAAGGTATTTGAAGATGTGGAAGCCATCCAAGGGATAAAGAATAAACTCAAGCAAGGAATACCCCCCGAGGACATATCTAAGCAGCTCAGCGTATCTAAGGAGGATATCAAGGCCATCCAAAAGGAGGAGGATATATTCTGGGAGGTAAAAAAAAACACCGTTAACATCATCCCCAACAAGTATGCTGCCTGGTTGCATAAGCAAGGCTTCGCTAAGTACTATCCGGAGCGTTCAAATAACCCTATTTTCGTGTACATTACCGAGAATAAGGTCCAAGAGAGCTCAGTTGAGAAGATAAAAGACCATGTACTCACCTATCTAATGGAGCGTGAGCTGATGGATGTATACAACCATTGTGCTAAGAGCTCGCAACTATTCACACCTGGGCACCTTAATATGCTTGACTCCATTGATATGCGTATCCTTCAGGACTCAAAGAATGAATGTTATCTACCCTTCACCAATGGGGTGGCAGTGATCACCAAGAACAAGGTGAAGCTACTGAGCTACATTGATATTGATGGGTATATATGGCGTGACCAAATAATCCCAAGAGAGTTCAAAGTGGAGGATACCTATGAGAACAACTTCCAAGACTTCGTTAACAAGATTGCAGCACAGGACCCCAACCGAATCAAGTCAATGAGGACCACCATAGGATACCTACTGCACACATACAAGGATAAGGCGGACCAAAAGGCAGTTATCTTCAATGATGAGGAGATTGATGATAACCCCAACGGAGGGAGTGGCAAGAGTCTCATGTTGACAGCCCTTGGCCACATCCGGAAGATAGTCAAGATTGATGGTAAGCTCTTCAACCCAGGTAAGAATGATTTTGCCTATTCACGGGTCAACCCTGATACTCAAGTCTTGGCCTTTGATGATGTCAAAAAGCACTTCAACTTTGAGCAGTTGTTCTCACTCATCACTGAGGGTATCCCTGTCAACCGCAAGAACAAGGATGAGTACTACATCCCTTATGAGCGAAGCCCTAAGATAGTGATAACCACCAACTATGTGATAGCAGGAGCAGGGGGCAGTCATGATAGGAGAAGGCATGAGGTTGAGTTTAACCAATACTTCAACGCTAACCATAGCCCCATTGATGAGTATGGGTGCAAGCTCTTCGACCAATGGACTCATGAGGAGTGGAGCTACTTCGACAACTACATGATTGACAATATCAAGTACTACCTGGAGCATGGGCTGTACCAAACAACAGGAATAAATAGTGATATTAAGAAATTCATCCAAAATACCTGTAAGGAGTTCTATGACTTCGTTGAGGATACACCCCTCACTGCTGATGGTTCCCATCTGCACCGGTACAAAGGACTCATGCAGCAGTTCCAAGAGGAAACAAACAGCTTCAAGGATTTGAAACCTCAAGTCTTTGCCCGTTGGATTGATTGCTATGCAACGCATATGAAATATAAACTAACTAAACACCGTAACCATGAAGGCCGTCACTTTTACCTTACTCCTACTCAGCCTGCTAAGCTGTAAGAGTACCCAAAAATGCGATGCATACAGCATACGAGGGTATGATCACATCCAGGTACTTGGATATACCGATACAGTTCCTACCTTTGGAGAGGAACAGCTACACCTACCCCCTGGTGAATACATCATTAAGGCATGGAAAGGGGAGGAGATAACCTATACAAAAGTAAAGCTATGAACCAACACAAAATATATCGGGTCCTAAGACTCATGCAGATGCTACAACAAAAGCCGAGATCAGTCAATGGAATGGCACGTTACTTAGGTACCAGCGAGAGAACAGTCTACAGATACCTGAAACTTTTTATGAAGTTAGATATGCAAGTAAAAAAGGACCAATTTAATAAGTACTTTATAGATGAACAAAGACCACATTAAAACCCTGCATGAGCTTAAGATCAAGAAGCTACTTGAGAAGTGCCCCCATTACCCCCAAGACTACATTATGAAACGAAAATACACCGACTCAACGGCCAACGGCCTAACCAAAGCCATCTGTGACTGGATAAACCTGCATGGATATCAGGCTGAACGTATCAACACCATGGGTGTAGCACGTACAAGATACCGTACTGATGGATCAGTGGCAGGCATTCAATGGACCAAGGGCACCTCTACTGCAGGGAGTGCTGATATATCTGCTACCATTAAGGGCAGAAGTGTTAAAATTGAGGTGAAGATTGGTAAGGATAGGCAGTCAGAGGCACAGAAGAGATACCAGGAAATGATTGAGAGGGCAGGGGGGGTGTATATTATCGCAAAAAATTTTGATGAATTTGTTGAATGGTACAATAATTTTGTATCTTTGTAAAAATTAAACCCTTTTAATATGACAACAAGAGCAAAAAAAGAGGAGGTAGTACCTCAGGCGAACAGCCTAAACATCTACCAAAAGCTACATTTAGCTAAGCAGTCAATGGGTAAGGTCATTAAGAATGCCACCAACCCCCATTTGAAGCGTAACTATGCCGACATCAACAGCATCATTGATACGGTTGAGCCTATTCTGTTGGACCATGGCCTGCTGTTGATACAGCCTGTGAAGGAGGACAAGGTGTACACTATCATCATTGACATTGAGACTGAGGAGTATGTTGAGTCCTTCATGCAGTTACCGGTGATTACCGATGCACAGAAGCTCGGCGGTGCCATTACTTACTTCCGAAGATATACCCTTGTATCTCTCCTATCCTTACAAGCTGTGGATGACGATGGCCATGAGGCAAGCAGAGCACCCAAGGCTAAGCCTACCCTAACACCTGACAGGTTCAACAGTGCACTTCAAGCTATCCAAGAGGGTAGATATACCGTTGAGGACCTTAGAGCAACCTATTCACTAACTAAAGAGCAGGAGGCACAGCTATGAAGTTCAGGGCATCACAATTAGGTAAGCTAATGACCTCTTCCAGGACTAAGGGGGAGGCATTAGGACAGACTGCTAAGAGTTACATCATTGAGCAGGCTAAACAAGACTTCTATGGATACCGTACTCAGCTCATGAATAAGTACGTTCTCAAGGGCATAGAGCAGGAACAGGACTCTATTAACCTTCTCAATGGGGTAAGGTTCCAAAACTACCTTAAAAACGAGCAGAGGGCAGAAAATGAGTATTTGACAGGATGCTGTGATATTATCACGGAGGATAGCATCATTGATATTAAGAGCTCCTGGTCACTTGAGACCTTTCCGGCTACCACATTTGAACTGAAGGATCTATCTGAGTACGAGTGGCAGGGTAGGGCCTATATGTGGCTATATGATAGGCCAAGATTTGAGCTGTGTTATGTGATGGTGAGCACTCACCCTGAGCTCCTAAGTCAGTATGACCCCATTGATATCCATGAGGTAGACCACATTGACCCTGCTAAGCGTATCACATCCATTAAATTTGAGCGTGATGCAGAGATAGAGATAAGGATGCAGGAGCAACTACTGGCTGCGAGCCTTTTTTATAAGCAAGTATTAACCCAATTAAATAATAAGTAACATGACACAAGAAGAATTCTACAGAGAGGCCTGCCTAAGAGCAATGCAGGGCCTACTTTCTGCCGCAGGACATTACAGGGATGAGCTGATTGCTAATCCATGCGAATATGTTGCTACCGCTGCACGTCACTATGCTACAGAATTAACTGAGCAGGTGTATGGTGGTGGGGTGCAATGGAATGAGATAACCCACACACCTGATAAGCCATGAAAGCAAAACTAACCTTTAACCTACCCGATGACAAGCACGAATGGGAGAACGCTATCCGGGCTGATGCCATGTTCTGTGCCCTGTGGGATCTATCTCAAGAGCTACGTACTATGTGGAAGTACCAGGAGTACAAAACAGAGGAGGAATATGTGATTGTGGAAACCATACGGGACAAGTTCTATGAGATACTGAATCAGCACAGCATAAACTTAGACAAATGAGATACCTGATAATAGCACTGAGTGCACTAATCATAGAGATATGCTCCACATTCTACATTAGATACGTGGCAGAAGGTAACCCAACAGCTATGCTATTTTTTGCCGGTATTGGTCCGTTCCTTGGCTTACCCTTCATTGGATACATGGTGGAGTCTAAGACATGGGCCGAGAGGCTGAGGCAAGCACTTGCACTTTCAGTGGGCTATCAGGTAGGATGTTTAATTGTAATCTATATAATCAAATAATATGAGTGATTTCAAAGGAGAGGTGGTATTCGTTACCCCTACAACAACAGTGAGCGACAAGTTCAAAAAGAGAGACATAACCCTCAAGTCTCAAGATGAGTACCCTCAGTACATTACCTTTCAGTTAGTACAGGATAAGTGTGACCTGGCTAACAACCTCAAGCCTGGGGATGTGGTGGAGCTCAAGTACAACCTACGAGGCCGAAGATGGGAGGCACAGGATGGCACCATCAAGTACTTCAATACCATTGAGGCATGGACCATGAGCCTCAGCTCATCTGCTCCTATTGTTCAAAATAAGTTGAAAAAAAATGAAGACTCTGACGATTTACCTTTCTGAGGGTGAAACCTTCAGCCAATGGGCTGTGAAAACCGCTAACAGTATGATTAATGACAGGTACCGGTTGGTACACCTAGCACTTGACATGAAGGCTCCTTACCATACGGTGAGGAGGTTCGTTGGTGGTGAAAACGTAGCCCTTGAGGTACAGGACAAGTTTATTTCATTATATTTGAAGCATGTATACGCTACTCACCCTCATCCCCATAGCATGGTGGATAACAGAATTTGAGCCTCTCCAAGCAACTATTGACCGCATCCCTATGTCTCCATGGCTACGGGATGCTTTCAGCTGTGTGAAGTGTGTCTCATTTTGGCTTACCCTTATTGTTTCATTTGATTTCATATTAGCATGTCAAGCAGCTATATTGGCCTACCTGTTGAACCGACTGATTGCCAGGTTGTAGATAGGGTGCTCAGTTATCCGGACCCACAGCTCTACTCCAAGGTATCCCTGATTGAGCTGTTGAAGATACGTATCAAGTATCAAGGGCCACAGCCACAGGAGTGCTTCTGTGCTTCAGTGCGTAGAAGAGTATGGTTGAAAGAATTTACACTATGGTATGAAGGCTATCTTAGACAGGTTGGTATCGCAGCAGTATGATGAGCTCGAAGCTTATACTAATTACCTACTTTCTAAGCTGGGCAGTCAGTTGGACGCTACAACAGTGATTTCCAACAGCTATCTGCACTGTGTGAAGATAGAATGCCAAGACCAGGATACCATGAAGAGCTATATGCTCAATACCATCAAGAAGCAGATCATGTGGTCAGGCTCTCAGAGTAATCGAGAGGAACGTATTAACAGCTCTGATGAGGTAGTCAATGAGATGGATGATACTACGGACCTTGATAGTAAGATAGAACAGGAGAAAGTATACAACCGGAACAAGGCCTATATCGAGATATATCGGTCCAGGTGTGAAGATAGGGTATCACAGATAGTGTTGAGTGCCTACATTGACAAAGGATATAACACAGCACGGTCAATGGCTAAGTACTTTGATATACCTGTTACCTCAGCTCACTATCTTATAGCTGATATTAAACAAAAACTCCGCGAGATACAATATAAGTATGACAATTAGCCAAGCCATAGCCTCATGCTGTAGCCTTTTAGGTATCTTTACAGGCATTTCTCTGCTATTTCATAACTATGATTTAGCAGCTTATGGTGCAGGAGGTTGGATAATTGGGTATTATGCGTTTCTAATTACATCAGAATATGAGCAAAAAGAAGATAACACCGAAGGTGAACCCTGAGTATATCGGTAAAACTATTGAGATAACAGGACCTAACAGCACCACAAAGCTTGAAGTGACTGAAGCATTGGCCAAAGAGCACGCTTTCTACACTGCAATTGGTTTAGGTCATTTATTCATCATTGAAGATGCCAAGACCGAGGATTAATGAGACGGCTGAGCAGTACATCTCACGGTGTATGGCTGACCCTGAGACCCAAGAGAAGTATCCGGACCAGGCACAACGGTATGCTGTGTGTGGTTCCATGTATGATACACCCCTTGGCAACTACAGGAATGTGTTTGCTCAGTCCTATGATGACTATCCAAAGGCAGCATCAGAGAATGCCAAGATAGCACTTAAGTGGGCTGATGAGAATGGATGGGGTAAGTGTGGTACAGGAGTAGGCAAAGCCAGAGCTAATCAGTTAGCCAAGGGTGAACCACTCACTGAGAGCACCATTGCACGGATGGCAGGATTTGCAAGGCACCGGCAGAACTCACAGCGAGAGCTCGGTGATGGATGCGGTAGGCTCATGTGGTTAGCCTGGGGAGGTGATGAAGGTATTGAATGGGCACAACGTAAACTAAAACAGATTAGAGGTGAAAAGTAAGTACATTGAAACCCCTGAGAAAATGTGGGAGCTCTTTGAGTCCTACAGAGAATGGTGCAAACAGAACCCGAGATATTCCTACTCCCTATCCACTAAGACAGGAGAGGCTACTGCTATCCCTCTTGAGAGGCCACTTACTCAAGTTGGATTTAGATCCTATGCTGCGGATAAAGGGAGCACTGTGACTGATTACTTTAGTAACAAGGATGGGAGATATTCTGAGTATGCCACAATCTGTTCACGCATAGAGGAGGCAATCCGCATGGACCAAATCGAGGGAGGCATGGTAGGGCAGTACAACCCATCCATCACTCAGCGACTGAACAACCTAACCGAGAGGGTGGATGCTACCACCAACGGAGAGAAGATTGACAGCATCAAGGTCACGATAGTAGTACCGGATAGTGAGTGACCAGATAGACTACATGGCATCAGTGGTGGAGGACCACATCCTGAAGACAACAGGTGAGAAGGTACGCATCAACAGGAGGCTTGTAGCAATAGATGGGAGGCAGTTGGTTATGCTGTTCAATGCCTACCAAAAGATAGTACATGGAGCTGAAGAGCACGATCATATTTCAAAAGAACCACCAAGCCCTACAGGGTCCTGAGCGGTTCATAGTTAACGAGGGAGGGTCAAGGTCATCAAAGACCTACAGCCTATGTCAGTTGGTGATAGTCTACTGCCTGCAGAACAAGGGCAAGGTAGTATCTATTATTCGTAAGACTTTCCCTGCTTTAAGGGCAACAGTATTAAGAGACTTTACGGAGATACTCAAAGACCTCGGTATATACTCACTGGAAGCCCACAACAAGAGCGAGCAGATATACACCTTTCCCAATGGGTCAATGGTGGAGTTCTTCAGTGTGGATGATGAGCAGAAGATTAGAGGTAGGAAGCGTGACATTGCATGGTGCAACGAAGCCAATGAGCTGTACTTCGATGACTTCACTCAGCTCAACATGAGGACAGAGCACAAGCTGATATTTGACTACAACCCATCGGATAACAGTTCGTGGCTGTATGAGCTACCTGCTGATGACACGGTGCTAATACGGTCCACCTACAAGGATAACCCTTTCTTGCCTCAGTCTATCCGTAATCAAATCGAGGACCTCAAGAGAACGGATGAGGCACTGTATCAGATCTATGCCTTAGGGCAGAAGGCAGTGAGCAAGAGTAACATCTACAGCAACTGGACCTTTATGACTCATAGACCTGCAAGGTTCACCTCCTACGTCTATGGCCTTGACTTCGGGTACAATCACCCCACTGCACTCATGAGGGTGTATTGGCATGAGCGTGACATCTTCATTGAGCCTGTCATCTATGAGAGCTACCTGACCACCACCATGCTGATTGAGAAGATGGTACAGCTCAACATTGAGAAGGAGGTCACTATCCTGGCTGACTATGCACGTCCGGAGATCATTGCCGAGATGGTCAACAGTGGGTACGATGTCATCAATGCTAACAAGGTGGTCAAGAAAGGCATCGACTATGTCAAGACCTTCGGGGTGTACTGCATGGAGAACAAAGAGATTAAGAGGGAGTATGACAATTACAAGTGGAAGAAGATAGGAGACCACATCACGGATGAACCTGTCAAGCTCTTCGATGATGCCATGGATGCCGTGAGGTATGCGGTGACCTACATCAAGGATGAGTACTTCACGGACAGTGCATACGTGTCCTTCTAAACAGATGAGAACATTAAGACAATATAAGTATGGCAGTATCTCTAATCGCTAAACCCTACACCCTTACCCCTGCATATAACGAGGTGAAGTTCATCCATGACTCCACCAACAAGAACCTGCAGGGCTTCAAGTATATATAT